TCGAGAGGCGGGTGAATCAGGCAAGGTGGATGCTACTTGGAGTCAGCCTCGGCTGCGGGGCTGGCCTCGGAGCTTTGCTCCGTCAGCTTTTCGTGCTCATCCACGGATAGGGTCTGATCCCAATAGAACTCTCGAACGTCCGGCGGCATCTCAGGATTGCGGCCGGACGCTTTTTTATAGTCGTCGAACAGGTCCAGGTGCGCACGCACCAGAGCACAGGGGAGGACTCGGGTCTCGCCCTCTCGGCTCCACGCTACGGCCCGATCGTGCGAGACGATGTGTCGTAGTAGGGTCTCGAAGGCGGGGATCGGCAGAGAGTCGCTATCGTGCTGTATCGGCGAGAAAGGCATCGACCCACTCCTTCGTCGTGAGTATGTTGCGGGGGCCGAGCTTGAGGGTGCGGAGCTTGATCCCCCGCACGCCGAGCTTCGCCCAATTGTAAACCGTCTGCCGGCTGACATCGAAGAAGTGCTTCGTCCTGATGTACCGGGGCACTTCGTTCAGCGTCATCCGCTTCGGCGGCGACGGCGGCAGGCTAGGTACTTGCATGTCTCCTCGCTTTCATTCGGTTGAACGCAGCCTCTCGCGGGTTGTCTCCGTCGATCAACGGACGCTCGCCGTTCGAGTCCCCCTGCCACATCGCCCACGGGATCGCGTTCAGGTACTCAACGTAGAACTGATAGGTCTTCTCGTCGCACCAAATGGCAATGAGCCATCGTCGGTCCCGCTTCGACTTGATCTCAACGATCCATCCGGGAAGACCCTCGGAGGAGGTAAATCCACCGTGGGTTGTTATGAGACCCTCTCGCACCGCCCGCTCGCATGCCCTTGATGGGGCATGCTGGGCGGCCAGTGCGATCAGGTCTGCTCGGGTTCGGACGGGTCGTGCTCTCATGCGGTCGCCGGGGTTGCTTGGGCTGCTGCGGGGGAGGGGTCGGGCTTCAACCACAACTTCCAAACGGCTCTCCGTGCTTCCTGTAGCCACGAGAACGGGTTGATCCAGCCGCACACCTTCGCGAGGATGCCGCTGATCCCCATGATGGCAGCATTGCCGCCCCAGAACATCGGGATCACTGTGCAAGCCACGTTGAGCAGGACGTACACGACGAGCCACATCTTAATCCAGAACAGTAGCCGCTCGACGAACGCCTGGAGCCTGTAGCCCCACTTCGCCCTGAGACTGGCGATCGCGTCGTCCCGGTCAGCGATCGCTATGTCTCGCTCGCCGATCGCCTTCACAAGCTGCCCGCGTTCCTGCTGCACAGCCGCAAGCTCGACGTTGGCCTGATCCAGTTTGCTGATCGCCTTGCCGTGTTCATCGACAGCCACGCCCAGCAGTGCCTTTCCTGTCGGGTTCGCCTCGGGAATCGACCGCTTTACCAGGGCGTCCGCCGACTCGACATGAGCCTTTCCCTTGTCGATTGCCGTTCCCACGGCGGGCGTGCTGTCCGCTATGTTGACCGGCGGCGGATTGTGTAGGTCGCTGCATCCGGTCATCAGGTGTGCCGTCACAGCGACCGGCACCCATGCGATCGCCACGTACAACAGCCTCTCGCCGAACCCTACCGTCTTGCTCCGCAACCACTTCAGCACTCGCATTCTCATTCTCCTTTGCTGGAAAACGAGATCGGTGATAGGTTTCCCCATCGCCGATCTGCATGATTTCGTGATAGGGAACGCCGTCCAGAATGACTCCCGCCCCCAGCACAGAGCGGACTTTCTGGTGACGCCCGTACGCGAACGCATACGCCTTGTCGTCGATGCCACACCCGGTATCCATGCCGAAGATGCGACGCATGGGGTTTGCCGCCCACTTGATTCCGGCGGCGGCGTGGCAGTGCCCTTGCACAACTGACATGAGCATCTTCTTCATCGAGTTGTACGCGGGGTGATAGCCGCCGGTCCCGGTGCCGTGGAAGTAGTACACATCGTCGATGATGTGCTCGTAGTCCCACTTCCACTTCGGCGTCTCCCAAATCTCCGTGTAGTCGCGCAGGAACTTCGCCGGGATGTTCACGGTCTCCGCCAGCCGAATCAGTCGCTCGTCGTGATTGCCGATACACACGCGAGCGACCGGAAACGCTTCCGCCCACTTCTTAATGCACACAAGGGCAAGCTCGTACTCATCCTTGGGACCGGGAGCCTCGGGACTGCGGGCGTGGAAGGACACCCCATGCCAATCAACCACGTCGCCCACGAAGATGACCGTATCGCAGCGATGCCGCCGATACAGGTCCTGGCAGAACGGCAGATAGCCGGGGTGTGCCACGGGAGCATGCACGTCGCCGATAGCGAGGACACGAGCCATTCACTTCTCCAGTTGACCGTGAAGGAACGCGTGCGACGAATTGATAAGGTCGTCTCCCTCGACGCCGTGCGAGGCCGGATCATCGAGCGGAAGCATCGTGTCCGCGTCGAGAATCTTCAGCCCCAGCCAGCGGGCGAGAAAGAATTCGCCGACCGCACCTGTGGACTTCTCCCACCCCGGAATCATGGCGATCGCTCCGCCCTCCGTGTGAGCGATTGCGTACAGGGCGAAGAAGTCGCGGTACACGAACGCTCGCTGATCCTGGACCTGATCGGGCGGCGTGTTCTCGGTGCAACCCGCGTTGCGATCGATGTCCGCCGGGCTGATTACATTCCAGCCGTTTTGTACGAATCGGACGCGGGCGGCGTCGAAGGACGGGAAGTTGAACTTGTCGTATCCCCGCATCGGGCCAGCGATGTACACGAACCTGTCTTTACAATCGGGCCTGACGCCATACGTGATGCCAGCCGCGATCTGTTTCGCCACTTCCGGCTTACACCCAAGCTCGATGATGCAGTGCTCATCCTTGGCACGCTCGAAGTCACGCCAACTAGCGGGAACACCGAAGTTCGTCGTGGACAATTCCACCGGGATATCGGCGGGCTTCGCCGCCGCTTCCTCCAGTTCCTCTTGCAGCAAGGCCAAGGCCCGCCATGCGAGCTTCGCCGTGTGCCGCGTCCCATCAGTGTCGATGGTGCCGCGTTCGATCAGGTGCCGCTCGATGCAATCAGCGTGATCGGCGGACTTTTCCCGAGCCCAATGCATCGGCTCGCCGGGGTTGTGCTGCTGATTCCCGACGTAGCTGACGAAGGCAACCTCAGCGATCGCGTTCGGGAAGTAGTCCAGCACGCCGCGGGCAATCGGTCGCTCCTTGCGAGCCTGCTTATCCGTGGGAAGTGGTACGCGAACAGTGGTCTCCGGCATTGCTGCCCTCCAGTTAGGAATGAATTCTGCGGAACGCCACGCGGCGATGTCCGCCCATCTTCTTCGCCCATACGATCTCGACCCCGTACAGCGTCTTGAGTGTAGGGGCCAGTCGATCGAGACAGTTAGTTAGCCCACGAGTTGTTTTGGGCCAGTCTCGCCGCAACGTCTGCGATCCACCGGCCCGGTTCAGTCGGTCGAACAGATCGCCCACGGTGCCGGTCCACTCTTGATTGCTCTCAATGATGGACAGGATCGCCGGGCCGATTGCGTTAGATTCGACAACGCCTTCCTGAGCGAGACGCTGATTGTCGGCGAACGCCTTCAGGTAAGTGCCGTCCTCCCACCCCATCGCCCGCTCAATGGCAACAGCCCAGCGGGTATAGTCCACGAGACGCGGGGAGGAGTGGAGGGAGACTTCAGGGAGACGCTTCATCGCCGCTGCAACCAGCGACAGACAGCCGCCCAGCACGCGGGGACGCAGCCGCTCGAAGTCTTCGCGAAGGCTCGCCTCTGATCTCCGCTGATGCGGCTCCAGGGGCGGGAGGGCCAGCACGATAGCGCGATCCAACAGGTCGCCGCGATCCGCGACTTCCTCGATTCCGTTCAGGATGATCTGCCGCCGCACATGGATCAGTGTCTCGTCAGTGTTGCTGTACAGGGTGCGGGTGCCGAAGCCGGTGCCACTGGCGATGCGGCAGAACGCATCACTGAGCCACGTGTCGAGATGGGAGATGTTGTCGAAGACGAGCACCGCCGAGTTCGACGCGGCAATCAGGAGATCACGTTCATCGGACGGGAGCGTGCGAAGCCCCGCCTTGTTCGGGTCGATCAACTGCCGCAGCACGTCGCAGGTGAAGCTCTTGCCGCTGCCATGCTGGGCACGCAGGACAAGCACGGGGAGCGTACCGGCAGGATTGAAGCTGGCGAGGATGAACGGCACGACCAGTGTGAATTGTGCATCGTCCAGGGTGAGCAGCGGCCGAAGCTCCTCCACGCTCCCGGTGAACTCCGGCACCGGCAGCGGCTCCATGCCTGGAGGACGGATGAACGGGATCGGTGAATCGCTCAGAAGCTTTGGGCCGCTCGGGCTGATCTCTACAACTTGGCCTTTCGTGTTGGCCAGATCGAGATAGAGCCTGCCGCCCTTGTGTCCAAAGCGGATGAATGGCGTCCCGCGCTTCCCCTCGTACCGTGCCTTGGCTGCCATTGTGTTTGTTACCTTGTCGAGATCGCGGGCGTCGGGGGCCTTGGACGTAGCCTTGAAGAAGCCCATGCACAGGTGCGAGCGGAAGCCCTCGGAATGCACGGCGAAGGTCTCGGAATGCCCGTTGATCTTGACCGTGGCGTATGCCCTGTCGCCGTCGTGGAACAACTCCGCCTGATCCGCGATCACCATGAGGGCGGCGGCTTGCGAATCTTCGTCGGCCGCAACCGCAACCTCAGCAGTCTTCAGTTCCGCCGATATCCGCGTCTGCCCGTGTTCTTGTACATACTTCAGGAAGCCCTCGCGAGTGAGCCCGTAATTCACCTTCCAGGCTCTCAGGTCTTTGACGTGCGGCGGTGGCAGGACCATTACGACATCGCGGCTTACCTTGGATAGCGACTTGTGGGCGGCGATCATGCCCTCTTTGCCGGGCTCGCGGCCGTCAGTCTTCCGATCGTTCTCGCCGACGACAATCGCCGGACGACTTCGGGCCAAATCCGCTAGTTCGTCCATGCAGCCGAGATTGCTGGGGCGTCCAACAGCGACAAAGCCAAGGTCCATCGCGGCAGCGGTGTCACTCATCCCCTCAACAACGACGATTGGATCGTCGCTGGGCGGCAAGGCTGATGAGCCCGTTGTTACATTGCCCTCCGTCTTGCGGATGTGCAGAAAGCCAAACTTCATTGGCCGCACCGCACCGTCCTTCACGCGGATACAGATAACGGCCTTGGGGTCAGCCGGGGCTTCAGCCGAGAGCAGGCACCCGTCAGGCTTCTCACAGACGGGGCATGGTACGCCCGCGTCCATCGTCCTGATCCAGTTATGGGCTCCGTGCTGATAGCCCATGCCGCCGCGTTCGTGGTCCGCGTTCACTTCGTACACGAGCCCGTGCTTCGTGCCGGGCAGCATGACCTTACAGTCGTCCTGTGAACGCAGGCTCAGCCCAACAGGCTTACCATTGCCGTCACGCTCCGGGATCACCCACCATCCCTGATAGTTCTTGCCCTTCTTGAATTCGACGATGGGTGCCCATCCGAGAGCAAGCCGACGTAGCGAATCAGCGGAAACGCCTAGATGCTCGGCGAGAGCATCGAGCATCGCCGGGTAGGCGTTCCCTTGGAACTTCTCAAGTAACTGTTCGATCTTAGTTGGCAAGGCTCGCTCCTATCTCATAGTCCTTGGCCACAGTCCCATTCTTCGCGTTGCCCTTTAGGCACGGCGGAACGAAGAACCGGCCCGCGTACTTCCCGAATAGCAGGCCCTTTCCGAACTCCGGCCCATATTCGGCGAAGTGTCCTCGGCACACATGGCGGGGCATCGTCCCGATGTCGATGCCGGGGGAATCATGCTTCGCTCCCGGCGGACGTACAATCAGAGTGTGATAGCGATAGGACGTGCTATCGCCTCCGAAACGACGGGACGCTCTCCGCACTTGCTGCGGCTCTAGGTGCTGTGGATTTAAGGATACGTTTTTGCAGCCGAGCAATGACAACGTATCACAGGCAAAGCCCTGTGCGGCCTTCCCGGCAACTCTGAACTCTTCAAGGCCGTAAGTGGCCTCGGAAATGAGGTATCTCCGACTGTCCAGCACCATGTCTCCCCGCTCATCGAACTTACAGGCATACCCGCCAAGAAATACCGGGGGTGAGTACTCGAACGCGGTAACGAGCAGAAAAGTTGCGTCGGTGCCGGAGTCTGTGCGGTGCGAAGTCACATGCACCCCGGCAGCAGCATACTTCCACTCAGGGAACTCGATCCACAGCGACGGGAACGGAAAAGCGATACGCTTGGCGTCTTCTACGAGTAGGTCTCTGCCACAACTACGAGTGTCTACTATTATCGTGGCGGTTACAATTGCTCGCTGTAGAGCGTCGTCTTCTCCTGTATGACGCGGATGGACGCCCTCGTTCAGTATTCGCTTCCACAGTTGAGCGTGCTTCATAAATGGGCCGGGTGAGGGTCGAACTCACACTATGACCTGATTGTGTACAGGTGCCTCTACCGATTGGGCTACCGGCCGCCGCCTTGCTCTGCTGCGGATATCACACAGTCAAAGCAAGGTCTTTAATCACCACGTCGCGGACCTTCGCCCAATCCGCCCCGGTGAAGTCCTTCTCATCCCTGTTGCCGCCGATTTCGCCGCACGCGGCGAGCCATGCGTCAGAGACCGCACCGTCCTCGTTGTCGCCCTTGTGTTCGCAGATGAAATTCCATGCGTCGATCTGCGTGGTTTCCCTCGGCAACTCCGAAGTATCAGCAGACTCCTCCTTGGCCGGCGGGGGCGGAGGCGGGGTCTGCTTCTTGGGCGGGGACTTGGACTTGGAGGCGGGCGTTGAGGGAGACGACGAATCGGGCGAGCTTGTCGCGGACGGCTTCTTGCTCTCCGGGGAGGGCGAAGCCGGGGACTTCGAGGGGGCAGCCGATGCCGTGCTTCCAGACGGGGCGTCCGCAGCCGGGGCAGTGGTAGCAGGAGGTTCGGCCGCAGACGTTGCAGGCTTTCCCGGCTTGGCGGGGGCGGCCTTGGCAGCGGCGGCGGCCGGTGCCTTCGTGATCTTCAGCCTCTTGCTGAGGGCGGCGACTTCGGCGGTGTCCAAAGTCCTGAGCTTCCGCACCGGGTCGGCGTCCCAAGTGTCGATCCACGACACCTGCATACTCGTCTTGCCTTCGTACTCGTGATCCTCGACGCGGAAGCTGATCTTCTTCCCGGCGAAGGTCATCAGTGAGTCGAACTCCGTGCCGTCCCATCCCGTCGCGGCCTGAAGCTGTTCGTAATTCAGGAGGGAGGTTTCCTTCGTGAACTCCTCCGCGCTCTTGAACAGCACCATGTAGCAGAGGATTTCTTCCTCGAAGCTCGACCAGTCCACCCACGCGGGCTCGGACAGCTTGAAGTGCTCCATCTCGCTCTTGCTGTCCACCCACTTCTCCAGGGCTTTCAGCCGGGCAACCCACTGCGGGAAGCCGGACTTCTGCGTAACGCCGAGGCCTGATTCGAGAATCTCGCCCCGGTAATTTCCCATCGTGTCAATCTTGTTCGCCATACTTTCAGTTTCCAGAAAGACGCCCCCTTCAATTTCACATGAGCCCTCGCGGGCAACGCTTACAAATCGGCTGATCCGTCAGCGGTTGTGGTCATCAGCCGGCCAATTACGGTTAGGGTCCACCGCCTTCGCCTGCGGCGGCTGGCTGAGTATGCCGATGATGCTGCTTTGCTCGAAGCAGTGATACAGTTCCTCGCCGTCGCGATACGGCAGGCCCTCGTCCTCGAACGTGGAGGCGTTGGCACCGACGCGGATTTTCTTCTTGTGCTTCACCCACACCCGCTGACCGGGCATCAGGTCGAACGTCTCACTCCGGCCGCCCTCGGCCGAGACGTTGCCGGGACCGACCGCGATCACTTCGGCCTCGGTGTAGCACTCCTGATTCGTCGGCACCGTGATGGCACCGACCTTCCGCTCTGCCGCAGTGATGAGCTTCACCACGACGAGCGTGTTGCGGGGTTGAATCATTCGGGACTCCAATCTCCACGCTGAGCGTGGTAAAAAGTTACTCGACCCTCGCCCCCTCGAATACGAACTGCCACAGGGAATTGTCTGTGGCGGAATCGAACGTGATGAGGGGCGGAATGCGGTATCCATCGACGGGCCGGGACTTCGCGATGAAGTGCGACGCCCCGCCCGTGAACACCGCCCGCTTGGACTCACCGGCCTGGACCTTGCCGGCCTTCGCCTTGTCGTTGTCCTTCTCGACGGTGAACTCCGAGTAGCCGATACGGAAGACGTGATCGGACCACTCGCACAGTTCGGTGCGGACGCTGTACTGCTTGTTGTGCTGGAGCTTCGGCCCATCCTCCAGGTAGTCCAGGCCCTCGGCGTTGGCGACCGTGATCTGTGCAAGCTGAGCAAGGAGGATCACGTTGCGGCCGGTGCGGACCAGAGCGTCCAGGTCGGACAGCATCAGGCGGTAGCATTCGAGCAGATGGGCGGGGCCGTCCCACCCATACTTGCGCATGCTCGTCGCGGTCTGTCCGCCACTGAGCTTGTAGTGCTCGAAGATGTACGGCTCCATCAGTTCTTCCAGCTTCGTCACGGTGTCGATGACGAGCGTGCAGTCCTTCGGCCAGAGGCTCGACTGATGAATCGCGTCGCGGATGTCCTGGAAGTCAGCGATGCCGGACACCGCCATCACGGGCTCGCCTGTGAGCGGGTTGCGAATCTTCCGGCCGCCGTCGTCGATGCCGATGAAGATGGCACCGGGAGCCATCGCCGCCAGCGTCGTCTTGCCGATGCCGCTCTTTCCATACATCAGAATCTTCTCGCCCTCGTCGGCGTCAGTCCACGGCTTGACGCTGAACGCCTTGGCCGCCCGTGCCGCCGGCTTTGCCACTCCGGGCTTCGTCGGCATCTTCATCGGGGGTTTCGATGTTGGGGGTTTGCTGGGTGGAACGCTCATCTTGTCCTCCAAAAAGTTTGCTCTCAGTTGCTCAGGATCGGGGAACGCGGGATCGTCCGAATCGGACATCACTCATCCGCGACAATTTCCTTCTGCTTCGGGTCAGCGAAGATCCGCACAAAGCCCGGCGGCACAGTCACACCGTCGCACACGGCGTCGGCACCGGGTCCGTAACAAATCGGGATCATGTCGCAGGCCCGCGTCGCCCGGCACTGCCGCTCGTTCTCGTACCAGCAGCCGGTGCGGGCGAAGATGCGTTTCGCCTGATAGATGTTGTATAACTCCACCCTGAACTTACGGATTTCCTGATCTGTACGGGCGATCTCCCGGCGGACGTAGTAGTGCTCCGGCCGCTCGTAGATGTCCGCGAGGAGCCGAGCCCCGAACATTCCGATCGTCTCGCGGATCGCCGGCTTGCCGGACTTTCCGACTTCAAACTCCGCTTCTTCGTCGTCCACCTTGACGCTGGCGAGCTTGCCTTCAGAATCCGTGCTGTACGTCGTGCGGAACGTCTGACCGCAATAGGTGCCGGAATTCAAGAACGCCTCAGTCTCGGCCTGCGTGAGCTTAGCCGGCTTGATCGTCGGCCGACGCCACACGTCGTACAGCGTGCTGCCGACGCGACCCTGCCGCCCGCTCATCGCAATCCGCGTCGCGATGTCCGGCGGTACGCAGCCGGCCGCCATCATGTCCCTGAACGCGAGAGCGTACATGCTGACCTGCGTGTCCTTCTTGGCTTTGTCCCAATAGTCGGAATCGTGGTCGATGCTGCGGGTCGTGCTCTTGCGTTCCTGCACGCCGATCATCCCCTGCCACATAATGAGGTGGTCGATCTTACCGACGCGGACAACCTCTCGCATCAGCAGCGGAAGGCCGGTGCGGGGCTCGTGAAGTGGAAGCTCGAAGGGGATTTCACTGGCCAGCGTCTCGATCGGGTCATCTTGATAGTACCACAGGTAGCCGATGAAGCACGTCAGTAGAACCTGCCGCTCAAGCCCCCACTCGAACGACGTTTTGCTCGCGGGCATCTGCTCATACCGCGTGTTGAGCAGGCTGACGACAGCGGTAAGGGCGTAGTCCTTCGGGTCGAGCGGTGCGTTTCCGCCCGGATGCTCACACGAGTTTATAGCGTTCGCATAGGTCTCGTGCATCTCGTGCCAGTTCGTCCCGATACGCTGGCTGTCGGTGTCCACGGCTGGACGTAAGCCCTCCCGGTACTTCAGCCGGTACAGGGTCGGGCAGTCCTTGAACGCGATGACGGACGACGAGGACTCGTGGTAGCACTCCGGATTTACTTTTGGCATAGGGGATTCCAACATTATACCCCAGAATCGGTCAATCGGCAAACATTTTCAATGCTTTCATGGGCCGCTTGCTCCGGCCATTGAAGACGGCGGCGAACAACTCCGGGCTATCCTTGCCGAATTTGCGACCCACGCTCTCGGCCCCCTCGCGAGTCCTGATCCGCAGGAAGTGGGCGATCAGCAGAGCGTCCATCCGCCCGTCCAAGATGCCGCCCTTCGGGCCACGGATCAGGCCAGCGTGCTCCTGGTAGTAGGCGTCGAAGAACTCGGCGGCACGCTGATTGGCCCCGGCTACGTCCTTCCCGTCGAGTCCGAGCCGTCCTTTCCAGAGGTTCGGTGGGATCAAGAAAAACTCCAGCCCCTTCAAAAACGCGAAGGCATGGAGGATTCCCTTCTGCCGGCCGAATCGTTCTGCTCGTTCGGCCCCCTCGCCGGGTCTCGTCGTCGGCCACTCGATGCCGACAGCGACATCAGGTAATCGACGGAGGACTCCGAATAGATCGCGGAGCCCCGGTAAGTCAAGCTCCCTGTCACGGTCTCGTTTGCCCTCGGCCACAGGCATATCGTAGACACGCAGATAGCTCCCTGCGGCGTTCATCACCGCAACGGCACCATTGAAGCCGGGGTCTATTCCGGCGAAGTGCAGATGATCTCTGACAGGCAGCGTAGGCATCAGTGCCCTCCGTACCGATCAGAGACCACACCCTCGGCACCGAGCGGGCAATCAGGAGCCCAGCTTGGCCGGCGACTCAACTCCTCAATGCCCGCCATCAGCGCGCCCTCAGCCTGAGACTCGGGAACGCACATGACTACTTCATCGTGGACATGATGGGCGGTGTGATACCCGCGAGCTTCAAGCCGCAGGATCGCTTCGGCGAGGATGTCGCGGGACATGGCTTGCACCACGTTCTCGCACAGCGATCCGCCCCATGTGTGCCCCCAATGGTGCTCGCGGCTGTTCCATACTTCGATCGTCTCGCCGCATTCGCTGGGGACGATCTTGACCTTGTGATAGTAAAGCTCGCGGCCACAGGGCAGCGTGATTACCACGTCGCACTCAGGCAGCGAGTGAAAGCGAAGCCCTCGGGGCATCTCGCACGGCTTGCGGTACTTGGCGGTGTACAGAACGGCCCGCTCGATGTCGCCCCAGAACCGCACGATGTTCGGATTCTCGGCCCGGTACGTATCCCTGATCTTCAGGGCGGTGTCCATGTCCACTTCGCCGTCGGCATACTCGAAGATTCGGGTCTGCCCCATGCCGTACCCGCAGCCGAGCACGCCGATCTTTCCGATGCTGTTGCGGGCCCATTTCATGCGGGCTTCGATCTGGGGGATACCGCCCTCTTTCCTCGGCTTGCGGACGGGCCAGCCCAGAACCTTCGACGCGAAGCCGCAGTAGATTTCCTCGTTGTTGGCGAACTTGCGGACAAGCTCCTCCTCGCCAGCGATCCACGCGAGGACACGCGCTTCGATCTGCGACGCATCGACGATCGTCAGCTTGTGGCCGGGCGGGGCAATCAGCATCTCCCGCACCGCGTTGACTAACTCGTGGCCCTTGCTGCCGAGGTTCTGCAGGTTGATCCCCTCACCGCCGGACCATCGGCCGGTGTGGGCTCCGCAATACTTCAAGGCGATCGGTAGACGTCCCCCCAACGCCCGAGCCTGAGCCATGATCTTACGAACACGCTTGATATGCGTCGGCCAAGACCCGATCGCGATACGGGCCTGCATGAGAGCACGCACGGCCGGGTCTTTGTGCTTCAGCAGCAACTCGCGTTCGGGGTCGTCCTTCGCCTCGGCGAGAATGTACCCCTTCTTGCTCGGCTTGTAGTAGACCTGCGGATTCTCGTCGGCAGCTTCGAGGGCTCGGTCAAGCAGCCCCCAGAACGATCTGTCGCCGCTGAGTTCCTCGCGGGTGTGGCCGGTGGGAGTGACAACCTTGTCGATCTCCGCTTCCATCAGGCGGATAAGCCCCTCACCCTTCTCGAAGTCCACCATGAGCACGGGCTTTGTGAACAGTTCCAGCGTGTGCTGCATCACCCGCAGTTCAACCTTCGGCCGGCTGAGACGTGGGAGCATGACGGTGAAGACTTCCCATTCGCGCATCGCGTCGTTGGCTGCATACCGGGACAGGCTCACGATCTGCTCGTCAGTGATGGTCGGCACCTGAATCGGCAGCTTCGGCCCCTTCTTCCGGCTCTTTGATTTCGTGTACCGCTTGCGGAACGTGAGCCCCTTGAACTCCTGCGTGTCTCCCTTGGGCGGCAGCTTCAAGTCCTTGGCCAGCGAGCCGAGATCGTGCTTCCTGCGGGCGTCCCAATTATACGCGAGGCCCCGCGTATCAATGACGTGGGGCGGGTAGATGCCGTAACGATGGGCGAGAATAGAGGCGTCGAACGTGGCATTCTGGATCACGACTGTCGCACGTTCCAGGTGCTCGCCGTACTTGTCCTGAAGGTGCTTGAGGACGCGCGTAACGCCCTCCTCACCGACCCAGAACTTCGACCGCTGTTCATAGTCGGGGAAGTTCTCGAACACGTCCAGGACCGCGAGGCCGAGAACCTCGAACCGCTGATCCATCACGTACTCAATGGTACTCAGGCCCCCGCCCTTCATGGTGTACTCGTCATCGAAGTACGTCTCGAAGTCGAGCACGACCACGTTGTCGGGATAGCCGCAGTCACGCAGCATCGCCCGCCACTCAGGAACGTACTGCTCCCGCATTGGCGGGGCGTACCGCTCAAGCTGTCTTGGGGCGATACCGGGGCGATCCTGGTCTATAAGCTGGTGGACCTTTAGGCCGCCCTTGAACTTTGGGGGCGGGGGTGCGGGCTTTGTTGGCGGCTTCACGTAGATCGGCTTGCTTTGCATGTTGCTTCTCCAGCCTGGCCGCGATCTCCTTCAGCAATTCGACGCGGGCCTCAGCTCCTCGCTCCCACCAGGTGCGCCGCCCTCGATAAGGCGGTGGATCTGCTTGGTGCTGTGGCCCTCGACGTTCACGGGCATGATCACGGCCTGGATAACGTCCTCCCCGCGCTTCGCCATCATTTGCAGGGGCCGGTTGGGGGCGGGCCAGTGGGCCTTGACCGGCGCGTCGCCGGCGGCGCGCATAAGGAACTCCATCGCCTCCAACAGAAATTCGGGATTCATCCCGCCCAGGTCCGTGCCGTTCTCGGAGAAGTTGATCTCCGCCTGTCCCGCGCTGGTCATTGCGGCCAGGCCGATCCCGCCGCTGGGGTTGCGGCTGACCAGGACCACCTTGCTATCATTCTCGAAGATCGCCAGTAGCTTTCGGAGCTGGGGGATCAGGGTCTCGGGGTAGATGGTGAAGATCTCATCGGCGGGGAGGCTCTTGAAGTTGGCGACGATGTTGTCATACGGGGGCTTGGACTCCTCGCCGGGCTTGCCCAGCTCTCCGGTCTTGGGGTCGAAGCCATCATTGAGGATGTAGGTCCCTTCGTCGCCCCAGGTCGTGCCGCGCTTCAGGCGGATCATGTGGATGCGGTAGCCATCGGTGGCGACGGCATCGCGGCCCTTGTTGGCGATAATGAGGCCATTCATCGTGTAGCGGCCCTTGGGCATGATCGGAGCCAGGCTGGCCAGCAGCTCACCAGGCGTTACCGCGATCTTGGGCAGGGCGCGCAGGCCGGGGACCTTCTTCTTGCCCTTGTCCCACTTGGGCCTAGTCCAGCGCTGCTTGGCGACCTTGGCCATCTCCTTGGCGATCGCCGCCAGCTCCTTCTCATGGCCAGGCAGGGCGAAGAGCTGGGTATCGGGCTGGCCGCTCTGGACCGGGACATAGAGCGTCCGGTAGGCGGCGTTGTTGGCGTCGAGGCTGGCCACGTTGATCGCTGGATCTCCCATGTGATAAGGCTTCACGTAGATCGGCGGCATCGTTGACATGCGGGAACTCCCGAGCGGCACGGTCGAGGGCGACGTAAAAGCTCACGCCCTCCTCTTGCATGATCCCCTTCGCCCTCGCCATCACACGGCGAGAGCGTTCACGCTGTTCAGGCGTGATCGGCTTGCTTCGCATGTTGCTTCTCCAGGGCTGCGACCGCATTCTTAGACAGCAGGCACCATCCGGCCTGATCGCTGCCGTAAGGCTGGAATTCCTCCAGCCTGGCCGCGATCTCCTTCAGCAATTCGACGCGGGCCAACAGATGCTCCGCTGGCTGGCCCCGCACCGCGTCGTAGTAGGCGAGGATCGCGTTGCCGATGTGGAAGCAAATCAGGTCGCCGTACCCCCGATACGTCGAGAAGTCGTGGTTGAGCGGGTGCGGCCGAAGGGCTCGCGGAAACTCGCTGCCGCCGGTCAACGACATGGCGGGGCACACGAGCCGCAAGTAGGCGTCCGTGATGCTGCGGAGTGACGTGTTGACCTTCGGCCCGATGGCAACGATCGCGGTGCGTATGTCGTTCGCGACAGCACTCAAGTTGATCCGATTCGCGGTCTCCTGCTTCTTCTGCTCAGCCATTGGTGACAACCCTTTCCAGTTCGGCGAGATCGGCTGGGGCTTCCCGTTCAAGGCACGCCCGCACCGCGTCGCACAGGTCCATCAGTTCTTTGTCAGTCGGTTTATTGGTTAGCCGCCAGCCGTGTATCTGCATCAGCAAGGCCAGCGGCGTCCACTCAAGCTCGGTGATCTTGCCCGCCGGTCGCATCCTCGGACAAAAGGGGTCGGCCGCCCATCTCCAATCAGGGCGACCGACCGGCGAGGGAGAATACGTTGGCGGTCCTTTGGGGGCTGCGGTCCGGTAGACCGGCGGGCGTGCCCGGTCGGTAGTTGCCTTCGTGACGCCTCTCATAAAGCCTGTCTACGCTCATAACCCGCAGCCCCCAAGCCGTAAAGCGACCGACGGCACTGCGGGCCGCCGACCGCTAGAAGGAGAATACGTTCGCGACTCGCTCACTGTGCGGGAGCCCGTGGTCCCGAAGATACCCTCATGCTCCGACTCCTGATAGGGCACCGCGTCGCACGCGATGCTTGATTTCCATTTCCATCCCCAGCCGCAGGATCGCGGAATAGGGCACTTCGTAGCGGCCTTGTTGCCCGATCACCCTGATTTGCAGGTACTCCGGGTAAAGAGTAAACTCCATTTGTCGCTCTTTGCCGCCAGAGAACACAGTGGGCACGGGGACGATCGGGCCATCAGGCTTCTTGATGTGGCGGGCCATTAGTCGTCCTCGAAGTCGTCCTCGAAGTCGTCCTCGAAGTCGTCCTCGAAGTCGTCGAGGAGATCGTCGAGGAGATCGTCGAGGAGATCGTCGAGGAGATCGTCGAGTTCGTCATCATCGAGGGACTCGAAGTCGTCCTCGTCGTCGAACTCGTCGTCCTCGTCGAAGTCGCCCGCGTCGGGGTCTTCATCCTCCAAGTCGTCCTCATCGTCCGCCCGATTGGCTTTTTCGAGGTAGTCTTCGAGATTGACGTCGCGGTCGCCTACCAAACCACTCGAATCGTCAACGTCTTCCTTACGCATACGTGCTCCCATTGGGTCTCCTTATTTTTCAAGCGACTACATCCGAGCCCGCGAACGGCGTTGTTCAACTCCCCTTGGCGTCGAACCGACGGATCACGGAGCACGTGCTGAGCACCGGACGACCCGCCGCCCCCGTACCGGGGGCTGCCCGCAGCGATTAGAAGAATTACGGAATCGCTAAATCGTCAGCCCGCAGCCTTCACGGCTACGGACTCGGGAAACAAAGACAGGGCGCGTTGAAGAAGGGCCGCATCCGCGAGACTCGGCCTCGGGAAACGTGCTCGAATAGAAGGGGGAGCAGACGCAGTGAGTTGCTGAACGGTCGCAAGCAGCTTGGCGGTCGCCACTGCAAGCCATTCCTCGGCCTGTCCAATAAACTCAACCTCGCATCCTCGCGGGGCGGTATCCTCTGACGGTGCCATACGACCCTCCGAATTCTTACCCCGACCGCCTGTCTACGCATTCACAACCCTCGGTGCCCATTCTCGAAGCGCGACAAACAGCCATGTCAATATACCACACAAACGGGCAAGCGTCAATTTATTGGGCAATTTTGCGGGCCGCCCTATCCCTGTTCTCCCACGTATCCTCGGACGTTCCCGCAGTCAGGACGGTACGGAGAGCCTCGTTGAGCCTATCGACGAGGGCTTGACCCTGCGGCGTCTCTGCAACCTTCGCCATCGCGTAGCAGAGGCAATCCAGGATCGCGATGCCCTTCTGTAGCCGGGCGTTGGCGACAAGCTGCACGAGTGGGTGCCGCTTGTTGTAATCCAGGACTGTCCGGCCATCCGCCTTCGTGATCTTGAACAGCTTATCGGATGTGCCGTGATCGCTCTCCTGGAAGTCTATGGGCAACTGCGGCAGGATCGGCCCGTCATTGGCGAGCTTCGCGGTCGTTGGCCGGGGCAGCAGGAGCGACCTGGACAGGTCGTGCGTCAACTGCGTCTTGCTGATCGCCCGCTCACGTCCCTCGCGGCCGGACTGCTCGATAAATCGCCGCGTGGCGTGCTGAATCTTATCGAGCATCTGATCGTTGGGCAGGATGCTAGACTTCTTCACGTCCACATGGAAGTCGTGGTCTAGCTCACCCGTGAACGAAAGCTCAGCCCGGAAGTGGCTGTAGCTATGGTGATGCTTGTAGAAACCGAACGTCTGGGCTCCCATAATTTCGCGACGGTTGCGGACGATATAGAAGCCGCTACGCTGGGGCGTGATGTTATTAGCCTCGTCCTCAGCCGGTCCAAGGTCCGGAAGCTCAACGACAGTTAGGTGCGCCTGTTTACCCCACCCAAGGTCCACGTCGCCGTCGTGGCGAATTTCGGTCAACTCATGCTCCCGCATCAGTGGATCAATCGGCACCACTTTTTTGCGGTTCACCGAGATATTCAGACCATCCTTCAAAAAGTACCTGAACGTCTGCCCGATCCGTTCCCGCAACGTGGCGGAGAACCGCGTGACGTTCGTGTCGTCCAGGCGGTCCACGTTCGTAAGCTGAACCGTCGTGCCGAAGTCCCCGATCGAGTCCCACACATGCTTAGTGCTCGCCGGCTTCAGTTCGATCACGAACTGTCCGTGTCGCTCCACGGTCGGCACATCAAACTTGGCTTCCCATGCCTGCTCACCTGATCGCCTGGACATCACGAGAATCGTCTTAGCGATGCTGAGGCTGGCTGTCACGAGCCCCATGCCGTACTTTCCGAGATCGCTACGTACGTCTTTCTCAACATCGCTGCCAAGGCGGAGGGCTTCCTTCAGTCCGTCCTTTGACATTCCGCACCCATCGTCAGCGATTTCGATGACGTGGCTCTTACCAATTTGCTTAACCGTAAGCGACATATTCTTGGCCCCTGCGTCGATGCTATTGTCTATCAGATCACAGACGGCAGACACAGAGTCGTAACCTAGCTCACGAAGCGCTGCGAGCGTACGCGCAGCATTGGGGGGGATCTCTACGTAGTTGCTATCCTTGCTCATGGTGCGTTCTCCTCGACCGTGTTTTCACCCGGGACACCGCAGACTTCTATCGACTGTAATATACCCCCTCTTCACAGCAAGTCAAAGATAATGCACCCACTTCGTCCGAGTATCGCGATACCGGGAGACGGTCAAAGTGTGTAGCCCTGAGTCATCATCGGCCCGCGTGGGGCACCCGATTTCGGGGTATCGTTGGCTTTTGAGTCCATCGCGTCTGCCAATTCCGCCAAGAGGCCCTTGCACTTTTCCTAGGAATAATGCATATTTAGCTGTGTCAGGCCGCCTGCATGCGACCTGGACGATACTCGGACGATACTGGAGAGGAGCCTATGAAACCGCCCGCAAAGCCCCGTCCTGACTTCCCGCTCACGCCGATCGGCAATGGGCAATGGAGAAAGGTCGTCAACGGACAGGCGTACTACTTCGGCTCGTGGCGTGATGATCCACGAGGCGAGGCCGCCCTGAAGGACTGGCTCGCCCGGAAGGATGCGATCTATGCCGGCCTGGATCATATCTCTCGACAACTCGTACCCGATCCCGCAGAGCTTACGGTGATCGAGCTTGTACGCAAGTACCTGAAGATTCGTAGTGCTGACGTGGAAGCTGGAAACCTCTCGCCCGCCACGTTCCGCGACTACACTATCAACCTTAACGACTTCTGCAAGCACATCGGGCCGACCGCTAAGGCGTCGGGGCTCAAGCCCCAGCACTTCGCCGCGTACCGTGTCCGCCTGGATGAGAAAGGCACGCTCGGCCCCCATGCGATCAAGCGGGTTATCGCCTGCATCAAAGCCGCTTTCAACTATGCGATGGATGAAGAGTGGATCAAGCCCGTCCGCTTCGGGCGTGGCTTCATCGCTCCTGATACAAGCAGCGAAGCAATCGGCCAATGGTGTCTCCGCAAGGGCAGGGAGGACCGCACCGAGCGTATCCTGACGCGGCGGGAGATCAGGAAGCTGTTGCGTCACTCGAAGCATGAGCCCCGCTGGCGGGCGATGGTGCTGCTGATGCTCAACACGGGCATGAACCCCGCCGAGCTTGCCCGGCTGAAGTGGAAGGAGATCGGATTCAAAGCCGGCCGCCTCCGTCGCCGTCGCTGGAAGACAGGCATCGTCCAGGAGTGCTACCTGTGGAAGCGCACCCGCAAGGCACTCGAAGCCCTGCCGCATGAGCATGAGGATTGGGTGTTCATCCGCAAGAATGGCCAGCCCCTCGTACAACAGGTGTCGGTGAAGACTGAGGACGATACCGCCATTGCCAAAGTGAAGAACCTGAACCGTGTCACCCGCCCCTTCCGCGACTTCGCAGAGGCGGCCGGAGTTAAGGGCATCACGCCGTACACCCTGCGACGCACTGCCCGCACCGTCGCTGCCAATTGGCCTGATGACAACGCGGCAAAGCGGATGATGGGGCAGCGGCTCACGGGCAGGGACCATACCTATGTTAAAGGCAAGTTCCCCCTTGCCCGCCTGCACAAGATCAGCGTGACGATCTACCGCCGCCTATTCCCAAAACCGACGCCCCCAGAAGTAGAAGTAAAGAAGGACGACGTAAAAAGCAATCGCCCCAAGGGCGGCAAGTACCCGCGAGCAGCTTAGCCGGCGATCTTTCGCGTTGGGGGCGGCGGCCATGCAACTACCTCCGCTTCTACTATCGGCCTGTTGCGTGTCCGCCTTTTGCCTGTCTCTTTCGGCGCGACAAAAACGGGCTGGACCTGGAACAACGCGGCGGAGTCGATCCGATAAATCCGCTTCCGGCCCAGCCCGTAATTGACAGCGGGCAGCTTGCCCGCGTCGATGAGACGCCTGATTGTGCGGGGGTGAACCTTTGCCCGTTCCGCCGCTTCCCGTTCCGTCAACAACTCAGACATACACCCTCCGAACAACAAAGAGGGCGAGGCGTCACGCGACGCCCCGATCGAGGACGTTCTTCTCATCGCCCTTCACGCAGAGCGCGGCCAACAATCGCGCGACGCGCATCTCCGTGAAGAACTGGCCCAGAGTCTTGCGCTTCTCCTTCGGCAGCGCAAGCTCATAGGCTCGCAGCCGATCCCGGAGCGTGGTAAGCAGGTCATTCTGGGATACAGAGGTTTCCATTTCGCATGAAGCGCGCTTCTAGCAACCTGTAAAACTGCTCAGCGTCCAAGGGTGGCGCGGCGTGGCCCACCATGTATCTGGCTATGAAGCGTGAATAAAGCCGCTGCGGCGAACGCTCGTCGTTGTTCGTTGACCGCACCGCATGGAAGACGAGGTCGTGGATTACGCTCGCGCAGGAATCCAGTGCTTGCGGCCGAGTGGTGGGCGCGGGGCGCAGGAGCAGCAGGGCGTCACCCTTGGCATGGTTTGCAGTGGTCACCTGCTTGAAACTCCCTTGTCTCTTGTCGAGGATGCTGGCTTCGGACACGGCGAAACCCGAAGCCTTGAAGGTGTTCACAAGCGCCTGCCATACGGAGGCCTGCGTCGAGTGAAACGCCACAGTGGCGAGGCCCGATGGCTTGAGAATGCGTCGGAATTCGCTGAAGCACTTGGTCAACAGCGCTTGGTACCCGCCCACATCCTTGCCCTGCGCAGGACTAACAATGGCCTCGTCCGAAGTTTCCGTCAGCTTCCCGAGCCATGCCTCGCTGATGTAGTTGGCTTCACTATACGGAATGTTGCCACCGAACGGCGGATCGGTGAAAACGTAGTCCACCGATCCGTCTGGCAGATCGGTGGCTATGCTCGACCCCTGCACGACCCTCACGTCTCCCTCAAGTGCCTGCACTTCAGCGAAAGCTTGGCTGATGGTGGTGAGCTTCCGGCGAAGGCCTCTGAACACGTTCTTCTCGACCGGCAGGGCGCTCACATACAAGACACCAGGCTGGTTGCTCGTTACGACCAGATCATCTGTGTTCTTCTTTGCCACAACGCGCGTCATGATCGTTGAATGCGATGCGTTATAGCTGGACAACCAGAACTCCAACGCTTGTCTGATCGGCCCTACTTCCTGGCCGACCAGTTCATTCAAGGCCGCCATGGCGATGAGGTTCCGGCGGGTGTAAAACTGGTGGACGTGGGTAATCCCCTCATGGTAGCCGGCGCGGTATAAATCACCCCATCTCATCGCAGCAACTGGAAATGCACGCGGGACCAGCTCTTCTTGAATCCGCTTTAGAAGTTTTAGGTCGCTCGCAACCGGCGAACGCGCCCATGTACGCCGGCCGGTGACTCCATATACTCGTGCCACACGACGTAGGCGGGTGGTAACTTCCTGGGCGAGTACATCATCCAAGGTGGTCGTCTTTCGACGTGCGGCCGCATCGACATCCTGCTGTTTGTGGCACTTGCGGCAGGTGAACTGACTGCCGATGTTGGCAGGTTCCAGAGAGACGCAGCCTTCCCAAAAGGTGTTGTCGGAGCCACAATGACCGCACACAAGCACGTCCGTCCAGATGATGTGACGAACCTCACCAACACGGCCCTGGTCGTCTTCTGCCTGGTAGATCCAGCCGTAGCGGGTTTCCGCTTGCCGCAAGACGGCTTCGGCCCTCCGACGAAACAGGTCAGGATCGATCCGCAACGTCAGTGTTCGTCCGATAAAGGCACCTAAGCCGCTAAGCTCGTAGACCACCACGTTGCGCGAGCCCCATCGGGGAGCAAGACCGAGCGACTTGGCCTTGGACCGTAACTCATCCGGGGGATTTGAGCACAACAGGGCCCCAATCGCTGTCGTTCCACTCCCCCCAAAACCGTCGAAGACCACATCCCCTGGCTTTGTGTGGCATGCGATCAGCAACGCAATGGCGACAGGATCGATCTTCGTCGGGTATGGATGCGCGCAAAACAGTGCGCCGCCACGACTTGAAGTCAACGGCACGGAGTAGACGGATAAGTCAACGTCAGGACTATTTGCCCGTTGGGGCAAACAGTCCGGCCTCGCAGGCAGTTTCGACGCCTCCACAACTCGTTCCGCTGATGTCAGTTCTGGCATTCTCTCAACTCTCCGAAGAATTCTTCCACGACCCCCTTGACAACCACAGTTGTCATGTCGTATATTTCCCTTGTCCTCCTTGCCGGTAGAAGGTCTGCGCGTAAGCAGACGCAAGTTAAAAGTATACCACAAGAAAGCGTCTCGTACTTGCGCCGCCAGGTGTAAAAGGTGGGCTCCGACACCCCGTGGGCCCGACAGAGCTCCCCGATCGTCTTCACCCCTTTCTGCGCCTCC